AAGCAATACGGCAAAGCACGACGAACCTACGCTGCTCTCACTTCGTAAGCTGCACCTAAACCAATGGGCAGGAAGCGCGCAGCCTTACATTGAGCTAGGCACTTGGAACCGGTGCGCCGCAAAGGAACCTATCGGGCTAGCTAATTGGCGGTGCTACCTCGGCGTGGACTTGGCAGCCGTCAATGACTGGACGGCTTATGTGCTTTTGTTTTGGGACGGGACCGACCGCTTTTATACAAAGCAGTACTACCAAATAACGGAGCACTCAATGAATAAGCGGAAAAACAAGTACCCCAACCTGGTCCGGAATTGGGAGAAAAACGGGCACGTAGAGATACTACCGGGTGAGGTAAACACCACCCCGGACCGCGTCCGCCGTATTCTGGAGATTTGCGACGAGTGGCCGGTGGAAGCCGTCTTCTTTGACCCGTGGAACGCGGCCGAGACCATCGACCAGGTGCGGCAAAAGTTTGGGGCGAAGTTCTGCTTCGAGGTGCGGCAGGGCGTCCTAATGATAAACGAGCCGATGAAGTTACTTTACCGCCTGGTCCAGCAGCGCCGCATAGGCCACGATGGCAACCCGGTTACGGCCTGGCACATATCCAACACCACGCTGCAAATCGACAAAAACGACAACTGGACCTTCAACAAAAAGAACGCGCCCGACAAAATAGACGGGACCGCCGCCCTTATTACAGCCCTTGCCGGATACGTACACAATGCCCAGGCGAGCCAGTCAGTTTACCAAACGGAAGATATTATTTTCGTGTAGTTTGTTTTGTTAGTATGTACTTCGTAATATTTGCGCAATGGCCACCCTACTCCAACGAGTGACCCGGAGCATTTCCGGTATTATTTCGCCTAAGCCCTGGCTGTACCAGCTTATAGGCGGCACCACTACCAACGCGGGCGAGAACGTGAACAGCAATAACGCGCCAACGGTCTCCACCGTCTACGCTTGCGTCTCCCTTATTTCGGATACGATCGCTTCCCTTCCCTTTCACCTTTACGCAGAAACGGAAGACGGCAAAACTCGCGTGAGCACGGAGCTGGACCGCCTGGTAAGCAGGAAGCCTTCCGAGGCGTACAATAGCTACTATTGGCGGCAGGCTATCATTAACAGCCTTTTGCTGCGTGGTAACGCCTACGTATTGCCGGTACGTAGCCGCGGCCGAATTACTGCTCTGGAGCTAATCGATACCGACTTGGTTACCATCGACACCACCAGCGGCTCCCTGGTGTACAGTCTCTACCTTCCGGGCGGCGTGACTATGCGCCTGGAACCTTCGCAGATAATCCACCTCAAGGCCTGGACCATCGACGGAATCAACGGACTGAGCCCCATTATTTACGCAAAGGAGACCATCGGCACGGCGATGGCTGCGAATAAGCACCTCGGCGGATTCTACGGCAACGGTGCAATGCCCAAGGGCATACTGCAACTGGACGGAAGTATTCGGGACGTTGACCGCTTGCGGGAGCTGGGAAACCAGTTTGACCGCCGGTACAGCGGCTCTAACAGCGGGAAGACGGCCGTACTTACAGCCGGCGCCGAGTACAAGGCCGTAGGCATTTCGATGCAGGACGCCCAGTACATTGAAAGTATGCGCTTTTCTGTTGAGGAAATCTGCCGCATTTTTAAGGTGCCACCTCACAAGGTAGGCCACCTCCAGGGCTCCAGCTTCAACAGTTCCATAGAAGCACAAAACGCGCAGTTTGTTTCCGACTGTATCCGCCCGCTTTGCGAAGCCATCGAAATGGAATTCACGAACAAGCTGGTAACTGGAAACCTGGAATTCGAGCTTGATCTAAAGAGTTTAATGCGGGGCGATATGCTGGCCCAGGTGCAGCGCAACGTTTCGTACTGGAACATCGGCGCAATCAGCGCCAACGAAATCCGAAAGAGCGAAGGCTTGGCCCCCATCGAAGATGGCGACGAGTACAACAAGCCTCTGCATATGTCACCCACCAACGATATCCAAAATGGCACAATCAACCGAGAAGGAGATACGGAGCCTACCGCTTAACGGCGGCAGCCAGGAGGGCCTAATCTTTGGCTATGCAGCCAACTACGAGGCCTACGATATGGGCGCCTTTAACGAGCGCATCGAGCGCAGCGCCTTTAACAACCTGGACGGCTACGATATCCACGCGCTTCTGAATCACAGCTACGACCACGTACTGGCACGTCGCAACAAAGGGAAGGGCACGCTGGAGCTCCGCGCCGACGAGCAGGGCCTCTACTTTGAGTTTAGCGCCCCAGAAACCAACACCGGCAAGGAAGCCCGCACCCTAATCGAACGCGGCGACCTGGACCAGGCCTCCTGGGCTTTCACCGTGAAAAGCGAGCGCTGGGAGAACGTGAAGGGCGAAAAGCCGACCCGCGTTATCACAGAGGTAGCCGAAATCTACGATATCAGCCTCACGCCGCGCGGGGCAAACCCCTCTACCGCTGTGGCGATGCGAAGCCTGGAGAGCGCCCTGGCGGCCGAGGTGGTAGAACCCGAACAAACAGAAATTTTAAACCCCACTAATATGGAACACAACCCAGAGTCTGCGGAAAACCCCGCAGCTGGAGTGGACGCCTCGGCTTTGGCCGGAGGTCTGAGCTCCTCACAGAAGCGCGATATGGCACGCTTTAACATCGTTAAGGCAATTCGCGAAGCCCGCAGCGGTAAGCTGACTGGCGTAGAAGCCGAAATGAACCAGGAAGGTCTGGCCGAGCGCCGCCGCTTGGGCTTGGACACCCGCGACGCACAGATGGGCGCCGTACACTTGCCCGACTTCCTCAACAAGGAAATGCGTACCAACACCGTTACCGGCGGAACCGGTGGCAACTTGGGCGGAGACTTGGTCTACACGGACCCAGGGCGCTACGTCGACTTTTTATACCCCAATACTCCTATGCTGGGCCTTTGCTCTGTAGCTGAGAACTTGGTAGGAAACGTACAGTTCCCAGTACAGGACACCGACTATACCCTGGCGTGGAACACAGAGACCGGCGCAGCTTCTGCCCAGGACTTGACTTTCTCCACGATCACGATGAGCCCCAAGCGCGCCGTAATCGCTGCCGCTGTATCTAATCAGCTTTTGGCGCAGGAGTACTCACAAGGTATCCAAGCCCGTATGGTTAACCAGCTAAACCAGTCGTTCAACAAAGGCCTCGAGGCTGCTGTATTGACCGGCTCCGGAACCTCCAACCAGCCCACCGGTATCTACACCGCTTTGAACGGTACTGCACAAGACTTGGCCCTCGGAGCTATCAGCTACGACGACCTGGTAGATATGGAGGCTTTGCTGGCCGCTAACAACGCCCTGGGCGGACGCCTGGGCTACGTTACCCACCCCAACGTTGTAGCGAAATTGAAGAAGACCAAGGTAGACGCAGGCTCCGGCCGCTTCCTGGTTGAGGGAATGTTGGACCCCGTCCAGACCGCCAACGGTTACAATATTTATTCTACGACCTTGAGCAAGAAGACCACCGGCACGCCCGACACGTACGGTATTCTTTTCGGTAACTTCGAAGACGTTCAACTCGGCTTCTGGGGTGGTGCTACTTTGTTGGTAGACCCATACACCGAAATGCTTTCTTCTACTGTACGTATCTACGTGGAGCGCTTTATGGATATTGCAATTTTGCGCCAGAAGAGCTTCGTAATTGCTGACGACGTAACTATTTAATGACAACAGCCGACTACACCCCCGCAGCCATTAACCTCACCGAGGTAAAGGCTTTCTGCCGAGTGGACAACTCAGCAGACGATAGCCTCCTTACTTTCCTTTACAACGCAGCCTGTGAGGAAGCGCTGAGCTACGCGCAGGTGGTAGTAGGTACGGCAACTGTTACCGTGGTGACCAACTGGGCAGAGTACTATACTCTGCCCTTTTGGCCCATTGGTGCAATTACGCACGTTAAAGTAGACGACGTGGCGGACACTGAATACACGCTTTTAAACGGCGTTCTTACCCCCTCTATTGAGGGCGAGAAACTGGAGGTAGTGTATGCGGCCGGATACGGAGCGAACACCCCCAAAGACATTATGCACGCGATTTATCAACGCGTGAAGTACGGCTATGACTACGGCGACGACTTGCCGCAGCCTACGCCCCGCTTTTTTGACCGGGTCCTATTTCGTTACAAAAACACGTTGTGACCTTAGACCGCCGTATTACTCTGTACAGCCCAACCGTTACCACAAACAACAGCGGGCAGGTGCTGCGTTCCTTTGCGAGCGCCGGCACTTGCTATGCACAGCTGGTAATTAATGAGCAGGCAGGCACGGAGGCATTTGTATCGGACCAAATGCAGAGCTCGGCCGTAGTGCTTTGGCGAGTGCGGTACAGGACCGACATCCTGGGCTCCTGGGAGCTGGAGCACAACGGCCAGCGCTACGAAGTGCTGAGCGCCCTACCCGAAGGACGGCGCCGGTACACACTAATTAAAAGCCGACTCAAAGACAATGCGTAACAAGACTGGGATATACGGCCTGGAGGAGCTACGCGTTAAGCTCCAGAATGCACCGGAGAAAATCCGAATGCAGGAACTGTACGGTGCCCTGCGCCGGGAGGCTACCCCTTTACGCAATGCCGCGCGCCAGGAGGCCTATGCCGACGTTAAGAAGCCAGGCAGCCGCAACCTTTGGAAGAGCATTAAAATAACCCGCGCCCGCGTGAATGTATAGCGGGATCAGATAGGCGTCTGGGGGGGACCTACCCGCGTGGGATCAGTAATCGGAGACCGCAAGGCCTACCCATTTATGCAGCTTTTCGGCTCCAAGTTTTACCCAGCCAAAGACTATATGGGCGAAGCCTGGAAAAAGGAAGGAGCCAATAGTTTGGCTAAAATTGACCGCGTGGGCCGTTCACACTTTCAGAGAGCGCTTAAAAGAGCTTTGAAATGAACTATTTAAAAGTAGTGCGCGACGCTTTGCTGGCTGCCCAGGCTTTGCCCGTCTACGCGATGGCAGCGCCACAGGGAACCACAGCCAACCACATAGTATTGCAGCTGGACAGTCTCGACATTACAGAGACCAAAGACGGCTACAAAATGCAGGACGTAAACGCCCAGGTGTATATCTACCACACGGACGCAGACGCAGCCCAGACCATACTGCAATCCATCCGCACGTACCTTGCCGCCAACGGCAATGCTGCGTACCTTTCGGCTTGGATGACCAACCTACAGACTTTATTTAACCAGGACGAAGAAACCGTAATCCTGGCCGCAGATTTCACTTTCACCATTAAAACCGCATAGCTATGGCGACTAATTCCGGTACCGAATTTCGCGTACTACTTTCCACCGACGGAACCACCTACAAAGGTTTCGCAAATGAAACCGAGTGCAGCTTCGAAATTACGAGCGACACCCGCGAAACCACCAGCAAGGATTCTGCTTCCTGGCGCACCTACGTTCCAAACGCAAAGACCTGGACTGCTTCCGGTACTGCTATCTTTGGCGACGATGACGCCAGCAAATGGAACCCGGACGATTTGTACACGCTGGTTGGTACCACCGTACCAATGAACTCAGCCGTACGCGTGCTGGGAACGTTGTCCTGGTTAATTAGAAGCGGCGCCGTAATTGTGTGGTTAACCCACCACTCACGCACCGCAGCCTTTGCCATCTCCAGGCCGCCGTTCTGGGGCACTATGGACGTG